TGTGCCCATCAAATAGAAATAATGAAAGACCATAATTGGAATAATACACTTGCTGAATTATATGCACAAAGAATAAAACAGCCTATGCCTAAGGGTGAATGGGACGGTGTTGAAAGGAAAACATCTAAGTAATGGTTACAGTACAAAATATAGATAAAATTTGCAGAGAAAATTTAGTTACATATCCTTTTGAGTACATTGTAGTAGAAAATTTTATTACAGGATTAGAAGACAAAAATATTTTTAACAATTATATTAATTCACAGAAAAATTTATCACAAAAAGAATTTGATAATGATGGTCCACAACATGTATCTGCTTACTTAGATATTATTGAAAAAATTAGACAAAAAAATAATGATATTGTTAAAGCAATTAATAATGTTTGGAATATTAATTGTAAATATTTTTATGGTGTAGAAAATATGATAAGTAAAAATCAAAAATTAGACATACATAATGATTACTACGGAAACGAAGAAACTCCAGGTAATCCTTTTGTTAGGGGTGTAATTTATTGTAATCCAGTATATGTTTTTGGGACAGAAATATATGATAGTCCAGATGCGAACAAACCTTATAAAATTGTTGGAGGAAATCCTGGAAGTTTATTTTTATTTAGAACAGGTCCAACTAGTTGGCATAGTGCTGTAAATTCAGACAATAAGCAAAACAGATTAGTTTGTAGTATGAAAGCAACTACATTTGACTAATTACTCGTCTGGTCTCCAATTTTTAATATCTCTAAAATACTTATAATAATGTTTAAAATCTTTTAATTGCTGTTTTGCATGAAATAATTCTAAAGGTATATTATCATCTATTTTTGTAATAGGATAATAATATCTTTTTATAATTCGTTCTAATTTACCTATATCTTTTTTTAAAGCATCTAATATAATATTATTATATTCTAAATCTGTAACGAGGTCTATTAACCAATAATGGTAAGGGTGCTCAGGATTATATCTCCTGCTTACGTCACGGGTCTGATAATACAATGCTCTAATTGGATTTATTCCAGGTCTATATAGGTTCATAATCTGCCTATATCTAAAACTTTCATGAGCAGATGCCATATTTTTAAAGACTCTATCGTAGTCCCTTTTCATGGCAGTTTTTAAAGACTCTAAATTTTCATTTATTTTTTCGTAGTATTCATCTACAAGTCTTTTACCTATTTTTTTATACTTAGGAGGAAGTTTATTTAAAAAAACGTCCTTTATTTCTTCTATATCAAATGTGCCTTCTAATATAGTATGTGGTATTGTGTTAGTTCGCTGAAAATTGTCCAAATCATTTTGTATTCGCAAGACCTCAAAATCTATGATTTCGCCTTTGGTCATACTAGTATTTATTCTTTATTGATTTCTAATATAGTGTGTAGTTTTTCTGTACCACCATTTTTAAAAAGAGTAATTTTAGATCCATTATGAAGTGGTTTAGGCCATTGGCCTATGTTTACCCAGGCATATCCGGCACTTTCGCCATTAAGTTTTGGTGGCATAAATTCATTATCTACAACATATACAAAACTGTAGTAATAAAAATTTTTATCTTTGCTTTGGTAAACGTCTATTGGATTAAGTTTTTGAAGTTCTGGAATAAATCCAATTTCTTCATCTAGTTCTCGTTGTATGCATTCAAAAGGAGTTTCTCCCTTTTCAATTATACCTCCCCAGAATCCCCAGGTATGATTAAATCTTTTTGTTCCTTCTCTGAGTTGTAATAAGCATCTGCCAGTATCTTTGGCAAGAAATACAACTCCTGCCGCCGTTGTTTTCATTACAGTAATAATCTCCAGAAGCCAGGTCTATATTCGCCTTCATAACTACTTATCCAGCCTACACCTGTCCACTTAAACTGTTTGGATGTAAATGTATTATGTAAAAAATGTGTTGTGTCAGAATTTGCACTTGCATCAAATACTACTGACCATTTAGATCCATCGTATGTGATAATATCATTTTCTTGTGCATCTACTCCCCAATTAGGAAATCCTACATTATCTATTTGTTCTGTAATTAAATATCGCTGTCCTGTACTTGCGGCCGCTAAAGTTCCATCTCCAGGATAATTAGTTGTAGGGTCTATTATTTTGTCTACATCTGATAGTGTATCAACAGGTAATGTATCTGTGTCTAAATTAAAAATTAATGCTGTATCGTCTACAGGATTTTTAGTAACACTTCCTACAAGCATATTAAGTTCATTATCTGTATCACTAGATATATTTAATTTTAACTTACTAGTTGTTCTTAATTCTCCCATCATTTCTATAATATCTGACCATTTTTGACCTACATTACTGGCATTTACTAATTTTGCTGTACTTCCTGTAATTTGTAAAAATAAATCATTAGGTGTAACAACAACTTCAGCCAACTCTGCTGTTGGACCAAAAAAGTCTGCGTAGTCTTCGCTATATCCTAGATCTCCAATATCAGGAGTGGAATGTATATCATTAATAATTCTTTGTATTATTGCTTGCCTTTTAACTTTTGCAGGAGGACTTATCCATATTGGACTTGTAAATGACATAGTAGAAATATCTAAACTTTCATCAACACCTTGTGGAACACTTCTACTACTCCAATTTATATCTGCTAATTCTACTTCAAATACACTAGTCCAGTCTAATGGGTTACTATTAGATTGAAGTTGAATACTAGGATTAAATAAAACAAATATTTGTTCTAAAATTTGTAATTTTGTGTCTGTATTAGTAGTCCATATATCTACATTTATTGTCATGTTATATGGAACAGGCATATACCTTTGTGTAGTATATAAATTACCTTGCTCAGTTGAGTAAGCACCTGTTTCTTTATTAAACTCTCTTTCTGCTACCTGTTGTGTGTCTACAAGAAAAGGTTCATGGGTTCTGTCTCTTGCTGGTTGAATACTTTGTATAGTAACTGCAATAAAAGGTGAACTGTTTATAATATTTTCTGAATTATTACGCAAAATACTAGCAACCATTCTGCTACTATCTCCATATCTTGCAGGTACTCTGTTATAGTTTATACCTTTATCTGTGTATTCTCTTACTTTAAAATTTGAAAAGATTCTGATAATCTGTATAAGATATCTTTTAATCTGTTCATCATACCAGTAATCTAAATTTTTGCCTGCCATATTAATCTTCGCCGTATTCTAATTCATCTATTTTATTAGAGATATCTCTAATTGCTTCTTCAAAGTCTTCCTCTAATTGATATATTGCACTTTCTAATTTATTTTTTGCTTGATAAACTTGATTTATATTATATTCGTCCATCTCAATACCATTATCTTCTGCAATATTAGATACTGCATTTACTATTTCCATATGCATATCTGCATACTTAATATTTTTAGTTTCTGCTCTAGCACGTTCTAAAGCCAGTTCTAAATCAAACTTTTTATCCTCTAACTTAGAAATTAGTTCTTGATTTTCTTTAATAATACGTTTTGGAGTTATATCTTTTAATCTCATTTTAATTATCCGTTTGAGGTTTTACAACCTTACTTAAATTTTGTCTTTCGGCCATTGTTTCACCATCACTATTAGTTGTAACACTATCATTGTTTATAAATGTTGATAATATTCTATTTGCGGCTGACCAAGTACCTCTTTGATCCGTCCCAACATTTAGCCAACGTGATCCTGACTTTTTAAATAATCTATTAGGACTAAAGTCGGTACGTAGGAAAAAGTCACCATCAGATGAACCACTTGTTGGAAATGATTCTCCACTACCAACAATGCTTAATCCATTTATAGGCTGTCCGTCATTAGCACCAAAACTAAATCCTACTACAGGCTTGTCTGGAACTTCCTCATCAAAATACAAATGTGTTGTATCTCTATATTGAGGATCAAACGGAACATCTCGTTCTGCTTGTTCCAATATTTTATCATTAATGTTTATTTCATTTGCATAAGTGCTTATTAAATTTCTTAAATCTGTTTCTTCTTCACCAGTACCAAGAATATCTCTGTATTCTTGACTATCAGTAATTGAACCTACTTTAGTTCTCCATAAGTGAGGCCACCATCTAGGATCATATCCTTCTGCAGGCCTACTTGCATCAGTGATTACAAAAAATCTATTTATAGCATCGTCGCTACCTAATAGGAGATCATCTCTTAAATGTGGAATTTCTAAAACATCTCCAGGCATCAATCTTCTGCCTAATGCTTCTACCATACTTTCAATATGAAAGTTAAAAAATAATGTATCGTTTGCTAAAAACATTCCGAATTGTGTAAGATCAAATGCATCGTTATCGCCTAAATTATATTGACCTCTTAATTCATAAATATTTTTATCATATTTCCTATCTCTATTTTCTAAAAATAATAAATCCTGTATAAAAACTTCATTATTTGTTTCTGCATTAGGATTAGGTCTTGTAGGATCTTTGCCATCGTCCTCACTATGTACACCTAAATATTTGTGTACATGTACTCCTGTGCCTCCTGCAAAGATGTGTTCGCCCACAACTCTATCTATGAAGTTGTAATCATTTCCTTTAACTGGATTCCATAAACTTAATCTTGGCATAATATACTATTTATCAACTTCTAAATTTATATTGATGTAAAATATATCACAATAAATAGATACATGCCGGCAGTTAGAGGAGCAAGACCTATTAGAAACAAGGAAATACTAGATTTCCACAACACCATAATTACGCCTAAAGAAACATCATTAGAAGAATATGCAAATGTATGGCGTAATTGGTTAAATTTTAGTGAAAGTAAAACACTTAATGGATTACAAAATTTTACTTTTGCTGATTATACCCAAGGAACTAGCCAAGCATTTGACAATTTTATTTTAAGACATTGTAAAGACAAGCAAATTAATGTCCTTAAAGGAGATTTTCAGTATCATGCTTGTTTAGGCAAACATGTAGAATTTAATTATGTAGAATATCCGCACCATTTTGAAAGTGTTTTAAACGGTCCAGATCTACATGCTCTACTTATAAGTGCACCATTTAGTGATTTTGGTTGCATACATCCTGACTTTGAACATATAATGCGTATCTGTGTAGCACATAATATTCCTGTATGTTTAGACTTAGCATATTGGGGTATTGCAAAGCATATTCATATAAACTTAGATGCTTTTCCTTGCATAAAAGAAGTTACATGTAGTTTAAGCAAACCTTTCTTTACTTTGGAAAACCACAGAGTAGGTATTCGCTTTACTAAAGATTATGTAGATGATGGAGTTAGTATGCTTAATGAAGTTAAAATGGCTAATAATTATAGTATGGCATTAGGAGTTGAGTATATGAAAAACTTCAGTCCTGATTATAATTGGGAAAAATTTAGCGATTTGTACCAAGATGTTTGTCATGAGCAGGATTTAGTTTGGACTGATACTGTAATATTTGGATTGGGAGATGATGTACGTCATAATGAATTTAACAGAGGAGTAAGTGGCAACTATAGAGTGTGTGTTAGTGAGTGGCTATCAGATTGCTAATAGTAAAATTTAAAATACTAATAAATAATATAAACACATTTTACAGGAGACATAATGATAGTTAATTCCCACAACGATTGGGACCAACTAGAGGAAATAATCGTTGGACATGCCCACCACAGCAGAATAGCAACTGACATTTCAGCAAGAAGTTTTAGTTACGCACCATATCCAGAAGAACAAATTTTACCATTAGAGGGAGTATATCCTCAATGGGTTATTGATGAAGCAAATGAAGATGCAGATGGACTAGCAAAAGTTTTAGCAGACATGGGTGTAATAGTACACCGACCTAAAATTGTTGATTGGGAAAATATTAATTATGATATAGGCCAGGGTTGGAACACAAAAGGATGGTATAGTTGGTGTCCACGTGATTTAATTTTACCTTTAGGTGATATGCTTATTGAAACACCTACACCTGTAAGAGCAAGGTATTTTGAAGCAAAACATCTATACGAGGACATTATGTATGAGGCATTTGAAGATGGTGCCTTATGGCTTGAAGCACCTAAACCAAAGTTACATGACAACATGTATCAGTTTGATAATTTAGATGTGGCAACACTATTAGATCATGAAATATGTTTTGATGCACCAAACATTGTAAGAGTAGGAACAGACTTATTATATCAAGTTAGTAACTCAGGAAATATGAAAGGCTACAAATGGCTTAAAAGATTATTAGAACCTATGGGTTACAAATTACATTACAGTGAGTTATATAGTTTTGCACATTTTGATAGTACCATTGTTCCTCTAAGACCAGGACTCGTTTTAATGAACAGTAGTAGAGTCACACCTGAAAATTGTCCTGAAATGTTTAAGAAGTGGGACAAGATATGGTTCGATGATTGTGTAGTACAAGGTAGTAAACTTTCAGAGGAAGGATATATTGCACCATGTTCACCCTATATAGGTATGAACTTATTAAGTGTAAATGAAAATACAGTTATATTAGACTCTGCTCAAGAGCCTCTGATGCGAGAACTAGACAAATATGGTATAGATAGTGTGCCAGTACAATTTAGGCACTCTATGACGTTGTCTGGAGGCATTCATTGTGCTACTTTAGATCTAAGACGTAAGGGAACGTTAGAGAGTTATTGTGATTAAATACGGGCACATAGATAATTGTGGTATTACAAATGAGCAAATGAGCCTTTTAAATTTTGATGACTATTTCCAATGTTATCAGCAATACGATAAAATAGAGCAATATTATACAAAACACAATAGCAGTATATGGCAAATGTTTGAAACATCTCCACAATGGGTGCATGATTTAGCAAAAAAGATACCTCACGATTTCGATCATCATGTTGTAAGTGTAATTAATATTTGTCCAGGACAAACTATACCTCATCATGTAGATAAACATTTTAAATTAAGAGAAGAGTTTGGGGAAGGCGAAAGTCATAGATATTTAATTTTTCTCGAGGATTGGAAACGTGGGCACTATTTTGAGGTACACGATCAGCCTTTTGTCAAATGGAGAAGAGGTGATTGGGTAAAATTTGGTATAGATGATTGGCATTTAGCAGGTAATATGGGAGATGAACCTTTTTATTCTGCACAGGTTACAGTTTTAAAAAATGATTAGAGGGCATATAGATCTTTCCTGGTTAGATGAAAGAGAACTTTACATTACAAAATTTGTAGAAGAAACAAATAGTATTTGGTCTGGTGGGTATTGGAAAGACAATAATATGCCTGTGCCAGATTATCCTACAGATGGCCCTATAGTTTTACAAACATATGATGAGTTTGCACCAAGATGGGCACACAAAATTAAAGAGTTATTTACATTTGTAGAACATTCTATGGTTACCGTAAACTGTATTAAGCCTGGAAGATTTACAGGACCTCATACAGATAAATTTTTTAGATTATATGATTTGGCAAAAGAAAATAATTGGGATATAAAAAATAAAGAACCTGTAAGAGTAAATGTTTTTTTACAAGATAAAATTATGGGACATTTTTTAGAGATAGAGGATCAGTCTTTTACAAATTATAAAAAAGGCGACTACACATATATTTTAAAAGATCAGGCACATTGTCTTAGTAATGTAAGTAATATTAATAGATACACTTTGCAAGTAACAGGATTTGCAAAAATAGAGGATTTAACATGAGAATATTTATAACAGGAGCAGACGGATTTATAGGGCAACATATGGTTCAAAGATTAAAAGATAATCATGAACTAGGATTTTTAACAGAAGATTTAAGAGACCATGCCAAAGTTGCTATGCAAATTTCTACATTTGATCCTGAAATAATTGTACACTTGGCGGCTAGAACTGAAGTAGAGCAAAGTTTTTATGAGCAAATTACTTTTAGTGATATAAATTATACAGGTACAGTTAATTTAATTGAAATAGCCTCTAAACTTAAAAACTTAAAAAACTTTGTGTTTGCAAGTACAATGGAAGTTTATGGCTGGCAACCAATAAGTGATTTAATAAGAGATGGTAAAGAGGAAGGAATAATTGCATTTAATGAAGCAACGCCACCAAATCCAAATGCCCCCTACGCCGTTGCAAAATATGGTTGCGAAAAGTATTTGGAATATGCTCACAGAAGTTATGGCTTACCTTTTACAGCAATACGACAAACAAATGCATACGGTAGAAAAGACAACGACTTTTTTGTAACAGAGCAAATTATTACACAAATGTTAAAAAATCCAAAAGAGATAAATTTAGGATATGGTGAGCCATATAGAAACTT